TGCTTGACCTTGTTGTTGTGTAGAAACATACAGGTTCGTCGTTGCTGATGGTGCTACATAGTTCAACGTAACAATAGCACTAGGAATAGCCGGTCTAGTCGGACTCGTACTCGTAGGATACTGCTCAATAGACACGCCTACATCAGTTACTCGCCACATTATTTCAGCATAGTCTCCAGCGTTCATTTCCATAAAGAAATTCATCGCAGCAATTAAGTGACTAGGATCACCTGTGCTTTTTCTCGCTGGCAATGAAAACCGGCTGTTAGACCCATCTATGTTCGTTCCGTTCTTTCTAAACCAAATATCTACATCCTGAGCATCGTTAGTAGTGTTTTTGAACTGAATAGAAAACTGAATGTTATAAACTCCATAATTCCTGACATTAAGACGAGAACTATTAGAAAGATAAACTCCATTGCTATAGTCTGTCGTATCAAACGTAACAGCATAGGCAGTTGTCGTATTAGCAGCGGTTTGGTCTGTGGTGTCCTGAAACGCTCCGTAAGGCGCTGAATCAGCTTCAGCAGCCGCAGATAAGGGTACGAAGAAAATAAGGCTGTCAAAGCCTATACGGTCATCGTAAAGGGTAGTGCTAGTAGCGTTCCCTGTAGCTAATGTAATCTCTCCGGTGTTATTCGTTTTGCCATTCATAGCACCACGAACAACCTCAGCAACCTGCCTCTGGTCTCCACCAAATACAGGTAACGTCTGGAATTGAATACGTCTCATCGAGTACCCTGCTGCACGACTTCTACCTCAGTTCCAACCAATGTTTTCCAGTTAGTGCCAGTAGCAGTCACTTTAATACGGTGATATTCCCCATTAGACCGCAAAGAACACCGATTCTCAGCATCAGCAGCTACCGCATCACCAAAAAGTACTTGTTCTGACAATAAATCCCGACTCGCTACCGCTACAGACGCACTTCCACCGTCTACAATCGGCTTTGCCAGCAAAACTGTAGACCTACCAACGTCAATATCACCAGAAACTACACTCGCAGTCTTTTTAGAGTTACCAAACGTGATAATCCGCTGACCACTTACCCCTGCAAAGATCAAAATACCACCTGCCCATTGAGGATCGTCTAGCGAAACCACCAAAGCATCCAGATTTGCTGAGTAATTATCAAGATTCTCCAGCGTAACAGTCGCAGTCATCAGCGTATTGATAGCAGCAGCCGTAGTCTGGACGTAAGACCACTTCTGCAAGGGTATCGAATAGACCAATAACTCAAATCCACCCGACTGTAGCGGATAACACCAGATAACTAGCTTCTTAATTGGTTCCACAGCAGAAGAAATCGCATACCTCATGTTGCTTCTCTGCACTCTTTCAAAGAACCAACGGTTTACTTTCTCCTCGCCAATGTTAGTCATTGACTCGCCATTGGTCATGTAGAACCCATCATCCGCTAGGAAGTAGGTTAGCCCACCAAACTGAGCTACAGAACCCGGAGCTATACATCCCAAAGTCCTAGAAATGGCATCAAACTGGAAAAAGAACGGGCTACCAGCATAGGTCATGCGGTAAATCGCTCTCTCTAGGAAGATTAGACCGAATTCACCACCCGCTAGACCCGTAATATCCCCACCGTCAGGGATTACCTGAAAGTCAGATTGGCTAGCAGCACCCGGAGTCCAGTCCGTTTCATCGTTAATATCCGACCAGTAGACCGTACTCTCGTTTCCACCAGCAACATTAGCCGCTACAACGAAGTCTTTGACTACCGTTACATACTTAGCCTGTGGAGCAGCAGCCGCTAAGTCACCGAAATAGGTGCTAACGCCTAACTCATAAGCCTGTAACTTATCTGCTCCGTTAGCAGCAATCATCTTGTTACCGTACTGAGTAACATCCCAATACTCAATGGCTGCATAACCCGTAGTCGTTAGCGGATCAAGTGACGTATCACCCGCATCAAACTTGTACAGGTTAGAAGCACTAGCCGCAAATACCGTAATTACGCTACCAAACCGACCAGCGAAACTCGTTAGCAACTCAGCACCAGCGGTATTCGAGTAATTAGCCTCACCCTGAAATGGCGCATAACCGTTAGTTACCGGATAACAGTTCACAGCATCCGTTACAGCCCCTGAAACTCCGGGCTGATCTGGCAACCACTCGCCAAACATAATCTTTGATTTAGCCATTATTGTCTCGTCCAGCTATTCGTTGATCCTGATACCTGAGTCCATGTATTGCTATTAGCCGCTACGACATCCCAGTTATTTGATCCAGCAGTTACTTGAGTCCAAGTATTACTGTCAGGTGTCTGCTCAGTCCATGTATTAGCTTCTGGAATAACATCCGACCATTCCTCACCAATAATGCCACCATTGGCAACTAACAGAGCTACAGCATTAACAGAGGCAATTCCAGCAAATGTCGCATTAGGAACGCATCCGACTATTGCCTCACAGTCAACATGAGCAGTACCATCGTAAAGAACGCCACCAATCGCGGTAAATGTTGCTTCAGCATAGACACTCGCATCACCTAGCCGAACTCTAATGCCATTCGCTGTAACTGTTGTAGTTGTGACAACAGCCGCATTGCCAAACTGCACCCTTCTACCATTCGCCGTAAATGTTGCATTGCCTGTAACTGCCGCATTGCCAGCAAAGACACCAACACCATTCGCTGTAACTGTTGCAAGTCCATTAACTGATGCAACACCAGCAATGACTAAGCCACCATTAGCGGTAAACGTCGCTATTCCATTAACAGAACCAGCACCTAACTGAACTTTGATACCGTTAGCTGTGACCGTTCCTGTTGCATTAACCGCAGCAGCAGCGAATTGAATCCTGATGGCATTAGCCGTAACCGTAGCCGTTCCATTAACAGCGGCATTACCTAACCGTACTAGAATCGCATTAGCTGAGAACGTACCCGTAGCACTTACCGCAGCAGTTCCTAGCGCAACTCGAATACCCGCTGCCGTAACCGTAGCTGATGTAACAAATACACCAGCACCGAATTGCACCCTGCTACCAGCAGCAGCAACCGTAGCATTGCCTGTTACCGCTGCATTGCCAAATTGGATACGAATTGCATTTGCTGATACCGTTGCGGTTCCATTAACAACAGCATTGCCAAGCCGTACCCTAATCGCATTAGCAGTAACAGTAGCTGATCCACTAACAGCAGCCGATGCTAACTGGATTCTTATACCAGCCGCAGTAACTGTTGCTGTGCCGTTGACATTCGCAACACCAGTTTGAACCCTGATGCCAACCGCAGTAACCGTAGCCGTACTAGATATTGCTGCATTGCCTAATGCGACCCGAATACCATTAGCGGTAACTGTCGCTGTTCCGTCAATACTCGCACTACCAAACTGCGTAGACCCCGCTAACGAGGAATAAGGAGTTTGAGCAAATGCGCTGATACCGAACATTTAGACAACCACCCATCTAGCACCAGTCGGAACCGTTACCGTCACACCTGTATTCAATGTGACGTTGCCAGCACTCATGCCATTGTAGTTAGTTGGGAATGTCAATGATGTCGCTACCGTATTGGAGTTCAGATAAACCCCATTAGACGCAGCAAATTGAGCATCGTAAGCCGTATTTGTCTCATCACCATAGACAGCCTTATCCGATGGATACGTTACAAATACATCCTTACTATTAGCCGCAAAGTTAATTGCAGCCGTAGTACCAGAGGAGTTAGAGAGAATCGTAGTTCTAGCTAAGGTAGTGCCAGAAGCCGTATAAGTACCGATCCCAACTTCCCAAGTACCCGCTGTGGAATCAACAATGGCGTAATACGTTGTGTTGCCATTGCCAATATCCGCAAACGAACGGAATCCAGATACAGCACCCGCTAAGGTCAACGTACCTGTACCCGCTGTGGTACTCGTTTCCCTGATCCTGTCCTTTACGACTAAAGGCATGATCTATCCTTATGCCAGAGTTACACTCAAGCTACCAATAGCAATACGGAAAATATCACCAGAAGCAATCGTCTTAGAAGCATCTAGTGGCGTGTGATACAGCATATTGCCTGTGGTCAACGCATCACGAATAGCCACATGAGTAATCGCTCCCCATGAGCCTGTAGCCTGTGGGAATTCAATCGCAGCCGAGTTCGTAGATACGCCATTACTAGGCGCACCAAACGTAATCGACTGACGAGCATACGAACCACCTGAAACCTCAGTTCCAGTATCCGCATCCGTTGGATCAGTCGTGTACAAAGCCAGATAAACAACAGTAGGACTTGTAAAAGCTGTATTTCGTAGAGTAGCGTTAATCAGCGCGTTCTCAAGATAATTCGACATTTCTGCCATGATTTCACCTCACGTTATAAGACATTGACATAGGTTGACCACTATACTCACTTGATTGATCTGATGTGTTAATAGCACTAATCGCACGATCATACAAAGCAGACCATGTTTGCAAACGAGCATCATTCATCAGATACGGCTCTGCTTCTCCTAGTGACGCATATAACAAAGCATCAGGATAGTTCGCTAGGAATACGTTACTCGGATTCGCGTCACTCAATAGCGTAGGCTTAGAGTAATACAACATTTGCAACGTATAGGATGTATCTGGAATAGGAGCTAGCTGAATCTCTGAGCCGAGAATCGTATAGTCCACAGGTCTGCCACTCTCAGTCGTTCTGGCAGTCTCGTAGAAGCTGTTAGGAGCCTTATAGCGCAACGTAAACACCGGATTAGTGTTCAGGTGTATATCGCGCATCTCAAGGAAATCAGTCGGTAATCCAACTGTAGAGTCACCACCAGTCGTTGTCGCTGTGGCAACTACTAGCATCTGACGAGTCCGAATGTCTCGTCTCAGCCGTTCTTCCGCTAGTCGGATAAAGTCAGGAATGACGGTGGTCAAATCACTACGGGCTAGATAGCTTGCTACCGTAGTCTTTAAGTCCGAATAGGAAGTAAACGGCATATTATTCCTCTAATTGCTCAAAATCTTTCCATCCGTACTCATAGGTTCCTATGTGTCGAATGTGCATGGACAGTTCATGGTCAACGTAGGTTGGGAATCCTTCTGATGCAGCCTTGACGCAGAAATAAACATCCTCGCCACAGACTCCATTCTTACCCCATCCAGCATCAAACCAAGGTCTGCCAGTCTTTTCAAATACCTCTTTGCGGATTAATACAGCACCAAAGCCAATCGCTGTAACTTCCTCAATACCCTCTTTACCACGACTATCGATGTTCTCCCATTTATGGACTAACGTCTCACCGTCCATATACTTCGTCATCATCTTAGCCGTAGGTGTTACAGGCTTCCTTCTCGTAGTCGCATTAACGCCAACTATAGGCACTTCACGACTCAGCAGAATAGTAATGATGTCAGGAGGAAACCGCATATCGCTGTCCACAAAGAACAACGCATCACAGCCCTCTTTCAACGCTACCTCTGCCAACTTCTCACGCTGGTCAAATATCAGCGTTCCCGGCATCGTATAAAGGCTTAAACCACCCTTACCATCCTTGCATCGGACAGACGCATCATGTGCAGCCATCTTCGCAAAGTCGAACGCAAATGCCGTGTGAACCTCATCCCTTGCAGGAACGCAAACACCAACTCTCATACTGTACCTCGATACGTTTTCCAGACAGCATTATCAGGATCATTCAGCCACTTGGCAAATCCAACGTCATCAATCACCCTGAAGCCCTTCATAATCCCCATCTGGTTAAGTACATCAATAACCGTGAAAGGTATTCTGGCTACATGGTGCAGATCGTTTAGATGCCCTTTGCGCTCTTTATCGAAATCTAACTGAGCCTTGTTAGCCTCAATGATCTCGGTAACATCCTGCTTCGTCTCGATGACAATCCCACCGTCACCGTCCTCATATACTGTTTGAGTCCGTATCTGGTTACTCATGTAATGTGTGTCCAAGTGCGCCCTATTCTCACTCCCCGAACGCAATTTGGGGATACGCCAAGTTCTCTAGCTATTCCAGCATGACTTAGCGTACTTGAACGGATCAGCCTAACCTTTTCCTCGTTAAGCAATGATTTCCCGTTCCCTTCGCCTTTAGGAGAAACAACCCGCTTTCTCCCTTTTGCAATCATATCCTGCGTATTTTCCTTTGGCGTACCAATGCTCAAGTGGTGAGGATTGACACAGCTAGGATTATCGCATTTGTGCATCACAAACATACCATCAGGTATATCTGTTTTGTTAAATAACTTCCAACTTACCCTATGCGCTCCATCAGACCCTAAAGACTTTGCGCCTAAGCTAATCCTTCCGTATCCGTTGGATAAACGCTGACCAAGCCATTCCCAACATTCAGATTCCTCTTTCTTATCAACAAAACGCCAGAATCTTTCTTCCAAACTTCCATGAGCATATTTCTTTTGCTCAACAACGCCATGAGTCTTAAATCTAACGTAATGCTTGTAGCAAAGACCTAAACTCTTAACCCTTACTGGAACATCGCAACCATCAACTGAACATTTCATAAATCCTCCCATGGATAACCACAGGAGGATTATATATCAAACTCCGTTATAGAGCCATGTCCAGATCGAATATTCCGCCATGAGCTGCTTCGTTCTTAACTTCCAGAGTGACTTCAGCCAGCAACTGAGTATTCTCAGAGTCACCAGTCTTAGCCAGATCGTTAGTCTGGAACGGACGCAGATACGCCAATGCTGCGTATTCTGGATCGAGTACCAGAGCATCACGGGTACGCATGAAGCGGTTAGGAACAACCGACATCGTGCCAAAGTCAGACATATAAACGTCAGCAGCACCGATAATGGTGGTCGGAGTGTTACCCGGAGCCATGTAACGCTGTGCAGCGATACCAGCAAACGAGCTAACCTTCTGCTTACCAGAAGCGCCAACCATCAGAATCTTAGGTGAGCCACCCGATGTAAACACCTCTGCAACAACAGTCTTCAGCAGAGCTTCGGTGAAAGTACGCTGAGTACCGTCAGTACGAGTCGATACACCGATGGTCGCTGGATCAGCACCGTCAGAGGCTTTGTCAGAGTTAGTCTTGATCCATGACAGCAGCGAACCGAGCTTACGAGCAATAGTCGATGTACCAGCCGAACGACCTTGGTTAGCGCACAGGATAGTCTCCAGATCACGCTTGATCTCAGCCGATGCTTTAGCCAGTTGATAAGCCTTTTCAGACTTACGACCTGCCTTGTTTACTGTGTCCAGAGTACCCGAAACCTGAACGGTCTTTTGGATAATCTGAGTGTAGTTGCCAAGACGAACGGTAGGAGCCAGAGTAGCCGAAGTAGCGTCTGCACCTTCAATCGCTGCGTTAGCAGTAGTAGCAGCAGCTAGGCTGTCAGTCTGCCACTCGTGATAAACGGCAGTTGCTTTAGTCTTACCAACCGAACTCATGAAAGGAGTCTCAGTAGGCGAGATGTCATAGATGATGTCGGTCAAATCTTCGCGCTGACCAATCGCGGTATGTGCTGTAAATGTAGGCATGATAGTTCCTATAAGAATCGTTCAAATGCTCTTGCGGCATCAGCTACCCTTCCGGTCTGCTTTGCTCGCGCCTTTAACTTATTCAGTTCTTCGTTACTGTCTCTGCTCTTTCCAACACCCGACTTCATAACTTTCGGGGCTTCGTTCACCTTCTTCGTGATGGCAGGTTTAGAGCTTTGCAACTTATCGTATTGCATCGCCTTGTATAACGCTAGAACTGCACGAGAGTCATAAACCCCCGCTAACTCTTGTTCAGAGAAACCTAGTTTGAGTCCAAACTCCCTAAGTTCCCGCTTCATCGCATCACCACGCTTCGGGTCAGCATACTCAGGAATAACCTCTGCCAGTTTACGAGCCTCAGCCTGTATCACAGACCCTAGCTGCTCCTGACGTTCCTGCTCCTGCTGCTGTGCAATTCGCTGTCGTTCAGATTGAACTTGAGCTAACTGCTTCTCCCGTTGAGAGAGTTCTGCGACCTTCACGGCATAACCGATAGGATCGTTTTCCTTCAAATAGTCCAGATTCTCTGTCTCTGGCTGCTGGTTGAGCATCTGCTCAATAACCTGCAACCTCTCCGCATACTGGTCTCGTAGGTACTTGGCTTCTTCAATGCGCTGTCGTTCAGCCTCGACTACCTTACGTTCTTCAGCTACGGCTTGCGATTTCTTTGTATAGTCTGTGCCAAGTTGATAAGACTTGATAAGCTCATCAAGGGTTACCTCACGTTCTTCTCCGGCTGCTTTCACCCGGAACGTCTGAGGCTCCTCTTGCTCATC